TGATAAAGAAGATATGGTTAAGTTTACTAAAGATTATTTGGTAGATGAAATACATAGACTTCAAAGAAAATGTCAGCGTTATGAACAAAAATTAGAATACATTTGGAATGACGATACAATTTTAAATCTACAAAAAAGGATTGAGGAATTTGAAAGGAAAGAACTCAAAGCTAAGTTGCAAATAATAAATAAAGATTCACCCATAATTAATTTACTTAAAACAAATAAACAAAAAGGTATTCCATATACAACTGTTGCTAAGAAATTAAAAATTAATAAATCAGTATTGTCAAGATGGGTTAATGGTAGAGAGGCGATACCTCCAAAAAGAGAGCGTCAAATTTATAAATTGTTTCAACAATCTTAGTGTATAATAGTTATTTTAATCAACAGTCATAGGAGGAATTATGGCAGAGTACGACAATACCAATCGTGGTAGCATTTGGAAAAATGCAAAGAGAGAAACAGATAGACACCCACACTTAACAGGTACGATGAATGTTGAGGGCAAAGAATACTGGGTATCAGCATGGGCAAAGGATAAGAACAGTAATCCTAAAGCACCAGAACTTACATTCAGTGTCAAGCTAAAGGACAATCAGCCAATGGTTGAAGAGCCAGTTGTTGCTACGACACATGCAGATGATGACGATTTGCCGTGGTAAGTAAGAAGGCTACAACTCGTGACGCTAGAGGTAGAGCGTTGCGAGTCTATACCCTTGATGATGGCACACAATGGACAATAGAACAAGCCCAAAACAAAATGAATGCTAAGTGGAAACGCAAAGATATCTCAACTCATATGATGAGAGGTAGATTAAACAAGTCTACTAATCCAGAGATTATATTTAGCAGACCTATAACAACAAGACCAAGAACTATATTAACTAAATCAGAAGAAGATACTGCTAGAGAGATGATGAACCTAGCATTAAAATCAATATGAACAGAAAACTTAGAAGGTTAATGTGGCACATACAACGAACAGGAGTAACTGATATGGAATATACATGCCCTAGTTGTGGACACACAGAAGAACTCGCAACAGACACAAAAGCAAAACCAACAGAACAAGAACGGAATATGTTTGAAGCGTTTAGAGTAGCTTACAAAGGTAAAAAGCGTGGGCTTGATACTGAACTAAATAACTTACTCAAACATAAAGACTGGAAGAAAGTAATACAAGAACTTTATGACAACAGTTATTATAAAGGTGAGGATGTTAGATACATCCCACACTTACAAACTTTTATTAACCAAAGAAGATGGGAAATGTTTGCAGACGAACCAGTCAAACAGACTAACCCATACGGACAACAACACGACTGGAGGAAATCATGAAAACATCAATCGATGCAGAGCGTCAAGTACTAGGAGGAATACTCTTAGACTCAACAGTATTAACACAGGTCAACATGACAGGGCTTAGTGATAAAGATTTTAGTATGACAAACTTAGGTTTGTTATTTAAATACATGCGTGAGATGCAAGAGGAAGAAGAACATATCGACCCACTACATTTAAGAAACTGGATTGATATAGGTGGCGACCATAGTGGTGAGTGGACTAGCTTTCCATACTTATGTACCATGATGGAAGAGTGTGTTGGTGTAGCTAACATAGCAACTTATGCAAATCATATTCGTAACACAAGAATCAATAATGATATTGAAAATCTAAAAATTAAAATTGATTACGATAACTATCAAACAACAGTAACAAATATTCAAAACCTTGAGATGCAACTAGCAGATGATGAAGAGGGTTCAATGGATAATGTAATCAGTAAGACTGTTGACTACATACATGACATGCACACAAATGGCACAGGTTTATCAACTGGCTTTGATTCTATTGACTCACTTCTCGGGGGAATGAGAGGGGGTACACTAACTGTTCTAGCAGGCAGACCAAGCATGGGTAAGAGTACACTAGCACTTAACATAGCAGACAACATTAGTAAGACCAAGAATGTTTTGTTCTACTCACTTGAGATGCAACAGGTACAACTCATGATGAAGATGGTAGCCAGTGACACGCTTATTAATCTGAACAAGGTAGATAGTAATCAACTAACAGAAGCAGAAAACGATAGATTCTTTGGTGCATTAGCTAAAAAACAAGAGCAACACATGACTATATTAGATAGAGGTGGGGTTGCAGTTAAAGATATAGTTGCTAAAGCTAGACAGATGGATGGCAAGGTTGGTCTAGACTTTATAGTAATTGACTACTTACAGATTATGAAGTACGATAAAGGCAGAGAGATATCAGAACTAGGTAGCATAACTCGTGAACTAAAATATCTTTCTAAGGAACTAGACATACCCATAGTTTTACTATCACAATTAAGTAGGGGGGTAGAGCAGAGAGAAAACAAACGCCCTCTTATGAGTGACCTACGCTCTTCTGGTGAAATTGAGCAAGACGCAGACTGTATTATTATGGTGTACCGTGATGAGTATTACAATAAAGAAGAGTCAGATGATAGAGGTTTAGCTGAAATCATTGTTGCCAAGAATAGAATGGGGCAGATTGGTTGGGTTAAATGTAGATTTCAAGGTGAGTATTCAAGATTTTCAGACGAGGAGTTAAACATTTATGACCACTAAAATACAACAATCAGCAAGGGGTAAGCCTTGCCAAGTAAGATTAGAGGGCTGTATGCCCGAAAATGAAACCGTAGTTTACGCACACATGAACGGTGGAGGCATGGGAACTAAACAATCAGACCTGTTTGGCATGTATGCCTGTTGTAATTGTCATGACATTATAGATGGCAGACGACAGTTAGACCCACCTATAGAAAGAGAGTGGCTTGAACTGCAGGTAGCACGAGCAGTATTTAAAACACAAAAATTATTAATACTAAGTAATTTAATTAAGTTATAATACTTCTGGGTATAGTTTTTTCTATCTTCATTTAGTGCTTACAACTTTGAAGTCTATACCCATTTTTAATATTAGGAGTAAGATATGAAAGAAATGATTGAGAAAGTATTAGCTGATAAAAGCCTTACGGTTTTTTTAGCTATTGTTATTGTGGGCTTGTTGCTTGGCTGGGTCGGTGGCTAAAGACAAGATACACGATACTATAACTAACCCCTCGCATTATACTAAAGGCGAGATAGAGCCTATCGACTTTATCATTTCTCAAGACATGAACTTCTGTATTGGGAACGCAGTTAAATATCTTGCGAGGTATCAGTATAAGCATGAGGGCGAGGGTCAGATACAAGACCTAAGAAAAGCTATGCAATATATCCAACTACAGATTGACAGTATGCTATAATGATTAGTAAAGTTATACAAAAAGACCAACCAAAACAAGCTGCATTTAAAAGTTTAGTCCAAGATTACTTTTTAGAAAATCCAACTGCTAAAGAAGCAGTAGTCACTATACAAAAATCTAGTCGTTCAGACGCACAAAACAGATTGTATTTCTACTGGGTAGGCATCCTTTCTCAAGAGGTAGGTTACTCCAAAGATGAAATGCATTTAATATTGGCAGATAAATTTCTACCTAAAATAGAATTTACAACTAAGAAAGGCAAGAAGATTTCTCAAATACCATCAACTAGAAAACTAAACATTGATGAATTTATAGATTACATTTGCGAGATTGAAATGTTTTCGGGTGAGTGGGGCATCAAGTTACCTCACAACAGTGATTATAAAATAGCAGTTTACAATGAGTATACATCAGCATGAAGCATTACTTGATGAAATTAGAACCAACATTCAAGACGCTTTAGAAGTAGCGAGAGAGCAAGACGAACCTAGAGATATGGAAGTAAGATTTTTATTGTCTATTACTATAGACAAACTAGAGTCTTTAAGATATGATTTGTACTCAGAGATTTGAAATAAATCCAGTACCAGCCAGTAGACCAAGAGTCAGCAGATGGTCTACTTATTATCCAAAGAAGTACACTAAGTTTAAACAAGACATGGAAGCACTAACCAGTGAGTTGAATACGACTCTCTCTGAAAAGCTAGTCCGTGTTGAAATAGATTTTATGATTAAGATACCAGTGTCTTGGTCTAAGAAGAAGAAGCAAGAGTTAAACAACACATACTGTAGTAACAATTCAGACATTGATAACTACATCAAAGCAATATTAGATTCTTTGAATGGTGTTTTTTTTATAGATGACAGACAAGTAGTAGAGATATTTGCTAGAAAAATATATAGCAATGAAGGCTACATACTTTACAAACAAAAGGAGTTAGAACAAAATGACGAGGTTAGAATTATGTGACGCATTGGCTACAGATTACGCACACAGGGCGAAAGTATTAAGTCTTAGGTTTGAAGAGGCTTATCAAATATACTATAAGAGGTGCGAGATACGAACCTATGATAATCTAATTGAACAATACCAACACGGAAACCTACTAACTAAATCATCTAAAACACCAATTCCTAAACTAAATAAAAACGAGTATATTGTATCAGCACCAGCAGACGATGATTGCGAAGATGGTGTGTGTAAACTTTAAATAGATTCTATTTACTGGTATATAATACGCTTTATTTGATTGAGAAAAGTTATGAACGAAGCGACAGAACAAATTAATATTAAGATTAACAAGCGTGATTTGAAATTTATAGACGCTAAAGCAGAACGATATGGAATTAGTCGCTCGTCTTTGCTAAAGATATTTGCTTTAAACGGTGAACTATCCGTAGCAAATTTAGATAGAGATAAATTAAGATTACCAGTTACCTAATTTAGGAGGGGTAATCCTTACAGGGAGTACATCCTTGAGCACTATCACTCCCTCCATTATTCATGAGGTGTTAGTGCAAGTTAAAACTACAGTTGATGTGGGTATGTACAATCAACAAGGCGAAGGTGGTTATACCCTTTTTTGGCAAGTTTACCTGTACTTGTGCCGACAAACAGGTAACTAATCGTACTTTCTAGCCCTCTTTATTCTTTCATTGTATGATGGGGCTTGACTATCATCGATAAATCTATCAAATTTATCTAGGTATTTGTCATACCAACGCCCACGAAACATACTAGGAACTATAGTATCGTCATCTTCTGAACCTTCAAAGCGTTCATACCACCTAGCAAAGACATCAGACTTTTCACTAAAGTTTCCATCATCAAATGCCTCTTGTATTTTTCTTTGATTCCCTGCACCTATAACATGAGGTGGTTCTTTGTCATAGATATTAGCAAATACAAATCTAGTCTGAGCATCAGCACTATCTTCTTGCTGAGTATCTTCTAAGTAATCAAGGTAAGATGTAAGGTGTCCACCAGTAAACTGAAATAAACCATAGCCTTTTTGTTCTTTCGTAGTATCTTCTATCTGGCGAAAGTCAAAACTCCCACCAGTTTCTACATCTATGTTGCCTAGTAAAGCAGGGATTTCATCATCTTCAAACCCTGCTCTCTTTAACGAGGCTCTTATTTCATCAGCAGTCATATCACCCAAGCAAGGCTTTAAGGTCAGCAGACATACGAGGCTGAGCAAAATCAACAAACTCTTCTTTATCTTCATCTTTGATTTCTTCATACTCTTGTGTTGTTGGATTAAACACCATTGTTGGCTCGTCTGGAACAAATGCAGGTTTACTACCATACATTTCCATAGCTTTATTATACCCTTCTTGTGTTTTCCAGAAGTCATCCTTCTCATCAACACTCATGTTACCACCATCATCAGCTTTGAATCCCATAGAACGGTCATCCATATCATCAACCATAGAACTTCTTCTATCTTGCTCTGGATTTCCCATGTCACGCATCCTGTTTGACTTTTCATCTTTACGATAATTGCCATCTATATCATACATAGTTTCTTGTATTTTTTTATCAGCAGCTTCATCAATCTCTTCATCTGTTGGCCCTTTTTTTATTGTTACTTTAAGTGGGTCTGCTACATCATTATAGGAATCACCAAATATAGCTTGAAATTCTGGTGACATAACTAAACTTTCTCTATCCATATCTATTCCAAGAGCAGCATCAGTTAGAACTTGTTTTTTCTTGCTGTCTTGCATGTCCATATTAAGAACACCAGGAATATTTAATCCATTCAAAACTTCTTCTAATGAAGGCTTTGCTACTTCGGGTTCTGTTACTAAATTACCATCAGCATCCCTGTTACCTGTTAGTCCTCTTCCTTGTAGAAGAGCCATTTGTTCTGCTGTTGGGTCAGTACTAGCCATTTCATCAGCTTTAACTTGTTGGTCATCAGCTTTTATTGCAGCAATCTCAGCTTTCTTTTGCTCAATTTCTGCTTGCAACTCTTTTAATCTTTCTTCATTGGGGTTCATTTTATTTCTCCTAGTAAATTCTTATTTTCTTTTTATCTGGTCTACCATATCGAGGGAAACCGATAAATCCTCCTGCTGCCTTTTGAAACATCTTATACCCTGCAGGGGTATCTTCATCTACAATTGCCTGTTTAAATGGCTGCAGTGAAATTGGTGTAGCCTTGTTAGACATCCAGTTTAACCAGTCTTTAGGGTCTGTTCTATCAAAAGTTGGTCCTGTAATACTGCCTCCATGTTTAACTGATATCCATTGTTTACCAAATAATATTTCTGTAGCAGCCTTTGGTAGTGACGCACCCTTGTTCATAAATGTATGAATAGGATTCATAACCCAATGACCGGGCTCTGCAATTTGTTTCGAAACAACCATTTGTTCACCATTACCTAAATTTAATCTACCTGTTTTCCAAAACTCTTGAATGTCAAATTCACCACTACCTTCTTCTTTAAAAGTTTCATGCAGAACATATGCTAATGCAGTTGTAGATACTGCTGCTCTAGCTGTATAACCCCAGTACATTCTCATTTCTGCATATTCTTTAGCAGTTAATTTTTGTCCTTTAGATAATTTTTTCACAGCATTAGTACTATACCCTGCCCATTTAAAACCAATTTGTATGTTTGATATAGTCCAGTCTGGTGATAGTAACAACCAGTTAGATAAATTTTTTCTTGAAGGTGTAGCTGCTAGTGCCAACCAATTATAAAATACACCTTTAGGATTATTAGCATTTTCAATTGCTAATGCTTCCCAGTCTAAACTTAATTTATTAAAGTTTTGTCCACCATAAGCATCATTAGCATATTGAGCTGCTACCTCTCTAGCTTCTAATTCATCTAAAGCCTTATCTTTTCTGCCAAGAAATAAATTATCTAACATCCTTTTTTTAGGATTCATTAATCTATCTTTCCAAGTAAGATAAGCAAACATTTTAGACCTGTCGTGAATTATATCCCATGTAATTCTATCAATTTTATCTTGTGCTTTACCTAATGGTGGTAATCTTTTATCTAAAAAATCTTTAACTGTACGATAACCTGCGTTAGTTAGTTCATTTGTTTTGGCATATCCGATACCTAATCTAGCATCTACTATTTCTCTAACTAACTCTGCGTGTACATAATTACCTTTTAAATCTTCAAACTTTCCACTTACTTTGTTTCTTACTTTAATTGCATTGCCACTTTTGTCGTATACAACTGCATTTAAATCGTATTCATTGTTTAAAAATTCTCTTACTAATTTTCTAGTTTCTCTACCTTTGCTAGTGAACGCATGTACTAATCCACCTGCATATATACCAGATAGCAATAATGCTTGTGCGTGGAATAAAGAACCAGATAACACTACTCTTTTCATAGCATTGTTTAATACAGACGCTTTGTGTGCAAATCCTTTACTTCCAATACTAGGCTGATAAAAATCTTCTATAGCTGTTTTTATCAACGGATGTAATAATTGGTCTTTTAGAAAAGGCATTTCACTTTCTTTATAACCCTCTCTTTTTGCAATTTCAACTTGTTTTTTGTTAGCTTTATTAACAGCAAGACCTAAGTATTCATCACCATATTGAACACCACTTTTATTTAAATGTTTAACAATTTCTTTTCCTGCTAATACTTTTTGTAATGAGTTAGTATATGCAGTTAAAATTCTTACAGGGTCAACTATTATATTTCTTTCTTTAGCAATGTTTTCTATTGTGTCAAATAATGCTCTTTGTTTTCTAAAATCAAATGATTGTTGGTCTGCAAGTTCAAGAAATTTATCTCGTAAAAGTTTCATATTTTCTGGCGATAACTCTTTGCCAAATATGTGCGTAACATAATCTTGAATATGTGCGTAATCAGCTAACACACCTGCATCATTTCCCATTTTCCAAAATTCTTCCATTGTATTATGGTAAGCAGTTGCAGCTTCTAAATAATCTTCACCATGTTTTGCAAGGATATATTCTTTATGTGTTTTGTATTTACCTTCAAGCGGTTTATCATAATAAGTTTTACTAAAATTTTCTAAATTTGTAAGAAACTCAAGTCGTTTAGCATCATCCATAGCTATTTTTTGGATTAACTGACCAACCATAGCAGCACCTTTTTGCATGCCTTCTTCTACTTTCTTACCTTCATTAGCTATCTTATGACCAACTAATTTCATTTTAGCCACACTAGGATTAATGCCTTTAAGTACTGTACCTCTAGCTACACCAAAAGATAATGCAC